CCCCCTTCCAGTCCAGATCCTGTGCAACCACTTCCATGCACCTCTGGTGGTTCAGCCCTCTTTTTCTCAATATTTCAGCGGCGGCAATGATCATGCCGCCACCTCCCGTACTTGGTTCATCCAGTACCAAGGGTTTCGCCGGCGAAACGTCTGCCGGGATTGCAACCCCGGCAAGTGCTGTCGATAGATGGTACGGTGTAAAAAACTGACCGGTGGACTTGCTCCCCATTCCGGCTGCCATGTACACCTCGCCCAGCACGTCTGTTATTTCATCCTCCAGTGCAAAAGTCAGTTCCGCAAGCATCCGGGTAAACTCCTTTGCTTCTTCCGCTGTATACTTCTGGATGGTCGCAAGGTACTCCTGCTCTCGGCTTTCCCATGTCTCATTATCCCGGAACAGGTCGCTCTGGTTGCTGATCGCCAGGGCACAACACTTAATCCAGTCGGAAAAAATCTCATATGCCGAATATTTCCCTGACATTTTCTGAAGTGTATTTACGATTTCTTTTTTATGGTTCACTTGCTTTTTCCTCTCATATGTCCTATACTGAACTTGCTTTTTTATTCGAGTCCCGGATTGCCTGCCAGCACCGGGACTTTTTTAATTCTTACTTTTTCACCTGTTTTGATGTCCATAGCTACCAGTTCCTCTGCATTGTTCTTCACCGCTATGTACTGATCCTGGTTTAAGCCAGCTCGTCTCATCAGCTTAATGCCCGCCGGGTCGCGTTCTTCGCTTACTCCGATCATTCTGCTTCCTCCTTACTCTGCCCACATCAGCACACGGATCAGTACCGCACACCACACGGTAATTGTGGTTCCGACAATATCGCGTTCACAAATCGTGCTGTACTTTCCCAGCCACCAGAACGTGAACGCTGCGGCTGCTGTGGCTACGATCGGGGCAATCACACCAGCTCCGGTTGTTTCTTCCACTTCTTCTGTTACTTCTGTTTCTCTTCTTTTCATTGCTTGTCTCCTTTCCATACGAACCCGGTCAGCTCGTATAACTTTTTGGGACTGATGTATGTACTTCTTCGACTTGCCTGCCCTCTTTTGGTCGGCTTCGATCTGAACACCAGCCCGATATCCAGCTCACCGGACTCCATTCGGTTGATCACTGTGCTCTGTTCCACTCCCAGAACCTTTGCGGCTACCCTTGTGGGTACCGGTTCAGGCGGGAACTCTGGCTGCTTGCACTCCCGGAGTACTTCCAGAAGCATTTTTTTAAGTTCTTCCATTTTGCCACCTCACTTTCTCTATTCATCCAGTGTCAGAATCACAATCCAGAACAGCAACAGGATTGCTAATGGTTTCCACATTTCCTTACCCCGCTTTCTTTATTGACTTCACTATGTTTTCCTCTTATCCTTGTTGTACAGGCACTGCCATGCCGAGTACAAAAGAAAGGAGAACTTATATGGATATATCAACAAAAGTTAATATTGTACTCTCTGTACTGTCATTTATTTTAGCTGCCATTTCCATAATTACTGTTGTTATAACTTTACGTCAAAACAATAAAATGATTGAAAATTCCACTCGACCGCACATATGTATTTATTTTGATTACACACAATGTGGCGAACCCACCGGTTATTTTGTAGTAAAAAATTTCGGCACATCTGCTGCATATATTGATTCGCTCACATATAATGATGTTATAAAGAACCATCCAAAATCACTGGCAGATATTTCAACTATTTTTGATGGAATTTCCGGAAATTCAATTGCACCTGGTCAAAAATTCCTTGCTCCATTCAAGTTGTATGAATACAAGGGCGGAACTTCCACCTTTGATATCTGCTATCATTCCGGGAAAAAGCATTATTCAGAACATTTTGAAATAGCAATTGATAACTACGGAAAACTGGTTAAACCTCGTTTAGTAGATGAGAAATACCGTGCTATCTCATATCCTATGCAAGAAATTTCTGAACGTCTTATGTAATTAAGCCAAAATCAATTATTATCTTGGCCAGTGAAAAAATTATCCACAAAATAAACACTGGCCAAAATATTTTTCCGCATATCTTCAATGCTGTTTCTGCTAAGTCATCGAAATCCTTACGTTTCTTTGGTCTCTTTTTCACATCCTTCCCC